CCAAGCTAGAAGTAGCTGCGCCACCTGCTGAACCTGTAATCCAAGTCTTGTAACGTCGGTCTTCAGTTTGTGAAGCACGGTAACGTACATGTAAGAAAGGACGCTTAGCGTTCTTACCTAAGATTTGGTCATACACTGAAGTTGAACCTGCAGGAACTAACAATCCGTTAATTTTTCCTGAACCTGCTCCTGATGGTAAACCACCACGCATAGTTGGGTCATTCAAGTATTTCCAATCAGACTTGTAGAAGTCATAACCTCTTCGGAATCCTGTGAATCCTAAGTTAAGAGCCATCTCTTCGTCATTGTCAAATAGTCCGTAAGACGTACCACCTGCACCGTAAGAGTTCTGAGCAGCTAACATGTCATCAACATCGAATCCGAACTGACGGTCAACGAAGATTACGTTCTCTTCAATAGAACCTTGCTTGTCAAGACGTTGGATAACAGCGTCAAAGTCACCCAATACGTTAGGGTTACCACCTGACCATACGTTACCTCTGTTCTCTACAACGTAGAATACACCTTCAGAACCTTTGTTACCTGCATCACCTGTTGCTGATGCTGCACCTGAGCCTGCTGCTGCAGGAACCGCCTCCAACATAGATGTTTCTAGGTAGTCATCAAAACGAAGACGAGTTTCGTGCTCAGACTTCAAGTACCAAAGGTATCCTGCCGCACCATTCTCTGTAGTAACTTCAACCCATCCGATTTGAGCCATATCAGAACCTGATACTGCATACTTATCTTTAAGGATGATTGGACTGTTTTCAAAGATTTCATCAGAAGCCTCTAAAGAACCTGCCATACCATTCGTTCCTTTCTTAAACTCAGAACCGTAAATAAATACAGTTAAGGTTGCGGTGTTACCAAACGCTTGACCTGTACCTTCATAATAAGCTACATTGAAAGTACCTGCTGCTGTATCAACCAAAGTTACAACCCCTTTATTGCTTCCTGAACCTGCGTTGTCAGAAATCATAACTGTATTACCTACACGAATAGCAATAGAACCTGCTGTTAAGCCAATATTCTGTCTATTAGGGTCAAGAACATCTGCTACTGTAATAGTTGCAGTACCTTGCGCTGCTGCTGCACCTGAGCTACAGTTAACGTATTTAGTGTGTAGTCTTCCTTGCTCTGCCCATTTGATAAGGTCTGAGTTAGAAGGCATCTCTGCTCCAACCAATCGTAGGAAAGATGCTACGGTACGATTACCGTAACGCTCGAATTCCTTCTCGTAAGTATCCGGTAGATACTGACTTAAGAAGTTAAAATCTGTAATGTAATTAGTCGCTGTCGGCACTTGTTGTGCTGAGGGCTGTAAATCAAAGCCCGGACTAGTCTGTACTGAACCTGCCATTTTTTTGTTTTTTTAAAATTATTTTCTTTTAATACTCCTAATCTTTAAACCTCGACCTGAGTCACTGCTCAAAGACCTAACTTGTGCTCCTGATTTAACAGTTGAAGCAGGGGCGTTGCGAGTTGTCATATTAATATTCTTAGTCTTCCTCATAACATCCTCTGTCGCATTTGCTTTACCCTGCTCATAAAAAAATTGAGCAAACTTCTCAGGATTCATTGCAACGGCTAGTGCTTTGTGGTATCCTGCAGCGTCATTCATAAGTCCGTTATCATCCAAATACTTGTTAACAAAATTCATTGGTGATAGCTGAGCCTTCTTTACTTCCTCTGCACTACCCGGATTAAAAGTGACTTGGTCTTCTCCAATATTGAACTCAAAACCTTTGAACTCATTGTTAAAAACCTCGTCAGTCTTTTGTGAGAACCACTCAGACTTTCTTTTTGTCTCCTCTTGCTGCGTTGCCGCCTCATTCAAATACTGCTTATACGCTTTGTACTCCTCATTCTCGCCCTCAGAGATAGCTTCCTGTCTTGACTCAAGTGGTTGCTTGTACATCTCCTGCTGCTCGGTAAAGTAGTTCTTAGCCTTAGCAATAGCTTTTTTCTTTGCCACCTTGATTTTCTTAATGTCCGACTCTTCATCTAAGTCTGCATCGTAGGAATACTCATCCATTAACGACTGAATGTCGTCATCGTCAAGAGCTGTTTCCGTAGCCTTAAGATAATCTCTTAGCAAAGATTCAGGGTTTACCTCATCAAAGTCCTGTTGTAATTTAACATAGTCACTGATGCCTCGCCCTGTTTCTTTTTTATACTTAAAATAAGCAGCTACATCCTCAGGTAGTTCTTCTTGAGCTTCTCGCTCTACAAACAACTCATCTACTGATGTAATCTCCTTATTGTATCTTTCTTTAATATGTGAAAGAACTTGCTCCTCGGTAATGCCTTGCGGCTCTTGCTGCTCAACCTCTTCGGCTTGCGGTTCTTCTATTACCTGAGTTTCTTCTGTTGGTGCTGAGTCCTCAAACTGCTCTTCATGCTTTTCTAGCAATTCCTCTTCCACCTCCGCTGTAGACTTCTGCTCTACACCGTCTAACGCTTTTACTTTAATTTCCATTTGATTTGATTTTATGCAAAGTTAAACAAAATTTATTTATATTTTAGACGCTTTTTCTTGTGACCCTACCTGCCTTGGTATTGGACACAAACTGTTTTTTTCTGCCGTACTTCTTTTTCTTTTTAGCAGTTGAAGCTCTTTCTGCTTTACTCATACTATTAGCTTTATTAAGTGGTAAACATCTATCAGGGTTCTTTTTATTCTTACTAGTACCGCACGCTCCTTTAATAGAACCGTCAGTCCCTATACGAACCCACTTCTCATCTCTCCACTTTTTAAGCTCACCCATTAGTACTTTGGTTTTTTAGGCTTCTTCTTTTTAGTTCCGTATGCTGCCATTATTTTTTAGATTTTTTAGCGTAGTTAGGGTCTTTACAATATTTACTTGCAGCCATGTTTGCATAAGCTGAAGGGTATCTGTCGAATGTTCTTTTTGCCCACGCAATTCCTGCAGAGCATATCTTATTCTTTTTTGTTCTACCTTTTGTTGCCATACTACCTTGGGTTAAATTCAGCTAAATCAAACCCATCTAAGCTATCCTCGTTAGACTCAAAGTTCTGAGGCGGTAGGTTGTTCTTGCGCTGATTAATTAATTTACTCTGCTCTGTGTTCTGCTGACTAATGCGAGCCGACTTAGCATCCTCTCTCTGATTCTCCCTTTGGTCTAAAGCTTGCTCGGACACACCACGTAACTGCATGTTAAGACTAAACTCTTTATCCATTAGCATGGATTTAAGCTGAGCCTCATTATTCATCTTCTCAATTTCAAAAGCTATCTCAGCTTGTTTGAGCTGCATCTTAGCTTGACTCTCCGCCTGAATCTTTTGCATAGCAACTTGAGCCGCCATCTCTTGAGACTTTAATTGCTGCTGAGCTGTCATAGCCTGCTTCTGCATAGCCATCTTCTCGTCACGCTCTTGCTTCTTAATTCTCTTAACCTTAAGTAATTGATTAGCAAGTTTTAAGTTTCTTATCTCTCTAATATCAATAGCGTCCTCTAAGTTTATATCACCCTTAGATAAAGCCATCTGTATATTCTGCTCAAGCTGAGCTTTCTCTTCCTCATCAGGAGACACCTCAATAAAGACTCCAAAGTCATAAATGTATAGACTGTTAATCTCGTTTAGGATAGATACATTGTACTTACCTATCTGATTAACAAACTCATCCTTAAAGTCGGCGTACTCTAGTATATCAGAAACCCTGTACGTTAAAGCTTCAGCTAGCGTCTTATAAATATAAAGACTACTATCTAATATGTGCCTTGTAGCTGTGTTGGAATTTAACGCTGCTAGCTTTTGCACTCCAACCAAAGAATTAGGGTCAGGAGTAGAACCGTCTCTCGCTTCATTTAAGCCTGTTACAGCTCGTATCATTCCTAAGTAATGGTTATAGTTACCAATAAGCATTTGCGTTTTGCTAGCCCCTGAATTTGAGGTTAGCTGCTGAATAGGAACTTTACCTTGGTTGTAGTCACCATCCTGCGTGTAGCTTCTACCAATCACACTACCTGTTTGGAAGTATAATCTTAAAGCGTCCTCAGGGTTATACGCACTACCTGTTCCAAGGTCTACCTCATTTAATCCATCCGCGTCAATGTAAACACCGTCAGGTACAACTCTTGATATTACCTGCTGAAGTTTTAAGTGTGTTATCTGAATTAAATCAGCAAAAGGAATCATCCTTCTTACTAAAGATTCAATATTTCCTTTATACATTCTAGGAGCTACGGCTACGTAGTTAGAGATAGCATGCTGACTAGCAGACTTAGGTCTAACCATGTTCTCAGCCATCTCCCACTTAAGTAAGATGTTCGTCCCCATAACCATAACGCCTTCGTACCAAACGTCAATAGTTTTCTCTACCTTCTCGAAGTTACCCTCATCCATCATCTCCACGGGTGGATTAAATTGGTCGTCCTTCTCAATCATCTTAGAGCCACCATTATCATATACCTTCTTCTTATAGACAATCTTCTTAGTAGTCTTATAGTTGAAGTACATTAATGTAGCGGTATCCTTGTAAAAAATATCATTCTCGTAAAACTGAGCTGTGTTGTAGTAGTCGTACCAACTCTGACTGTACTGAGAGATTTTTTCAAAATCCTCATTAGTGAGCGATTGGTCAATCTTACTTAACTCAATAATAGGTACGGTTTTAATCTCACCCCAATAAAAACAATCTTTAAAGTGCGGGTCTTCAGTATAACTGTACACTACATTCGCGGGGTCTACATAACTAACCTTAACTCCTGCGCCCGGTAAGAACTCATGCTTTGCTACACCTATGCCTAATACAGTAAGGTCATAGTCAAATCTTTTCCTTAAGTCTACGTACTTATTCTCTGAGAGTAAGGTGTCAATAGCAGTCTCCTCAGCTATCTCGATAGCCGGCTTGTAGTTTAAGTTCATGTACAAGGAAAGCTCCTCGTCATTATCAGGTAAGTCATCAGGCTCCATAGTAAACGGATTCATACCTGTATTCTTCTGTATCGTCTCAAGGATTGGTTTAGCAACCATCTGTCCTTGAATCATTTCCTGAAACTTACTTCTATTCTCTTGTGATATTGCATCCTCAGCGTAAGCCTTAACCTTAAATAAT